CTCATTGATCCATGTGAAAACAGTCTTGAACGTATCGCCCAAGCCAGTAATTACAGGAATAAACGTGTTAGCAAGAAAGACCGTCACTGCCTGGATAAGAGGAAGGAAGGCAGAGCCAAGCTTTGCCTGAGCATCAGCAATCTGTGCGTTAGCAATACGTTGCGAGTTAGCCAACCCGTCAGCAGTATTTGCAAAATCGCCCTGAGTCTTTGACGTCTGCTCCATAAGTGAGCCGTAACGTGCCTGAACCTTCTGAGCCTCAGTCATCGTGCCAACGCCATCCCAAATGCCGGCAGAAAGCGCATAAGCCTCCACAGCAGCCTGAGACAAGTCAATGCCATACTTTCGCAAAGGCTCAGTCTCGCCAGCAAGCCCAGACTGGAAAATTCGCATCGAATCATTCACATCAAGGTTCATCACTGAAGCAAAGTCGGCACCACGTTGAGAAATGTTGTCAATAACGTCAGCAACATTGCCACCATCGCCAGCAATCGTTCCAGCAAATGCAGAGAACTGTGTCGCAATACCGTTGAACTCGGACTGAGACAAGCCAAGACGTTTCGCAGCTGTCTCGCCCAAAGTCGCAATCGCGCCAGAAGCATCACCAAACGTCACCTTGATAGCGTTCGCAGACTCATTCAAGTCAGAAGCTTGCTGAATCGCATCCTTACCAAAATTGATGGCCGCACCAATAGTAAAAGCAGCAGCCAAAGGCCCTGCAAGTTTCTTCACAGCAGACATGATGCCGCCAGACATGTTCTGGCCAGCTTGCTCACCTACCCCAGTGAACTCACTACTAATAGCAGACGCCATGCCAGTTGTCGTCGGGACAAGTTGCACATACGCGGTAGCAATAGCACTGCCAGCCATTAGGACTCCTTTTTGTTCATCTGGTCAAGATTGCGAAGAATATCTGCGCGAGACTGTTTCGTCTTCCCAAAACGTTGAGCATTTGGATCAGGCCACGGCCTCGTCAAAGGCTTTATCTTCGACTTCGAATTGACTTGATGCGTCAAATCAAAAAGTTCAGCTATCAACATCCACTCCTGGCTAACCGGATACTTCCAGCCAGCATGAACAGATTGCAGCCAAGATGCAGGATTACGCATCAAAACATGTGTGAGATGAACAGCCTCAACCCACGAAATAGTTGAACCAACTTCATCCCAAGAAACCCCGTAAAGGCTCCGAAAGTCTGCACGAATCTCACTCGGGTGAGACTCTGCAAGCTCTAAGAGCCAGAGGATTCCCCCACAGAAGTTCCGCCAGTCCACGCCTTCACAAAATCGCCAAACTCGGAAACAGTCATACTGTCAACAGCAAAAATTTCAGGCGATTCATCACCCATAACAAACTCGATAATGGTGAAAGCCTTATCAAGGTCATCACTCGCTTTACGGGCACGACGTAACGCGCCAGCTGGAAGATTAGAAAACTTCGGGATTTGGTAAGACTTGCCACCCTGCTCAAAAATGAACGGGTCAACAATCTTCTGAATTTTTGCGGGCATAGTTTCTCCTTAGTGCGGTAGGTGTACGGATTAGGTAGAACCGGGGCCGACGAGTCCGCACACCGCCGACCCCGGATTATTTCAACTAGGAAGCAAGCGCCCCATAGAACACATCAGCAACACGGCCAGCCTTCGCATATGCGGTAATAGTTACCGTGTACGAGATTGCTTCACCGCTTGCAAAAGTCTGAGAATCAATCGAAGTAACCTCAGCAAGTGGCAGGTAGTGACGGATAACGTCAGAGCCGTCAACAATGTCAATAACGAACGACTTGGTTCCGCCAGTAGTTCCAGGGTTGACCTGAATCTTGCCAGCAGTCATTGTCGAACCGAAGTAAAGTTCAATAACTTCCTTCGTGCTCTCAAGCAAGGTGAAGCTGTAAGTGGTCGTTGCTTCAGTAGTAACCTCACGAACAAGGTCGCTGTTCTGCCATGCACGAATCTGTGAAGTGGAACGATCCTGCGAAACAGTAATACCGTCCGCACTGACATATCCGAGTTCAGAGAAAGAAGTCAGGGTTGAAGATGCCGAGGTTGGTGCAGTTGCAGTAATGGCTCCGGCATAAATTTTTCCGGTAATAGCCACGTTCACGTTGTCGCTTGTAAGCGCCATGTGATTCTCCTTTATTAGTTAAATGGAAAGCACCCCTGTTAGAGGGATGCGAAGATGGGCTATGCCCGTCCCGGTACGGCCGGGAAAATTAGAGGTCAGAAGCCTTTACGACAAGCTCGAAAGTCATGTAACGCTGCTCTTCTTTGCCATCGTTATTGACCCGAACTGGAGACATGGAAGTTTCGACAAGTTTGATGTCGCCCCAGTTGTATGTACGCATCAAAGCTTCGACATAGAGGGCAAGGCTTGAAGCGTCTGAATAGTTAGCCGCATACACGTTCACGCCTATACGTTCAGTCTTAGTCAGACCTCGTACGAGAGGCCCGCCACCATCTGCACGAACAGTCACGATGCGTGCAGGATAAGGCGTAACTTCAGCACCAGGCTTCTTAGTTGCGACTGTAACGCCAGAAGCATAAGCCATTGACGACCCTTGAAGGCTGGACTTCAGCCGGGCAACAAGAAGCTTCTCAACATCAGGGAAAATCGTTGCCATTAGCGTTTCTTTCCAAATCGTCGCTCAACACCCATCGCCGACAAGGCACGAGTTAGGTTTCCTTCACTCGCTTCCCGGTGAAGAGCATCCTCTGAAGGATCTATGACTGTTGCACTAAACCTGAAGCGGTGCATGTTCTCCATGACAAAGAACTGAGGCCCTGCCGCAATAGCAAGTTCATCTGCTACCTGATTGACTACAGTTTTGACTTCTTCAGACTTCAAAAGCTGTTTGCTTATTTGAGAACGGTTAAGTTCAATCTTTGGTTTAGCCATCACGACGCCTCAACATCACAACAACACCCTTAGAAACATTCAGCATGGAAGACCAGGCTTGAGCCATGCCATCCTTGACAAAGTTGTCACCGCGAATAATGAACTCATCCCCGTCAAGAACAGTCGTTCCGGCCGGCATGTAAAGCGTCATCTGTGTAGTTATAGGGTCAGCATCAGCCAACACAGGCTCATTAGTAGTCCCCCAGCCGACAAGGCAACCTGTCACAGTAATGTTCGAAGTTGTAGCCGTAGGGTTTCCGTAGTCGTCAACGCTCCCAAGAGTGCGACGAACGATTGTTACCGTCTCCCCCATAATTACCCGCCAAAGTGTCGAGGGTCAGGGATACGGCGAGAATAAGGCGCGTTCCCTAACAGTGATGCAGTGCCAATATGTTTCTGGCGGTAAGAATCAGCAACAGCCTGTTCAGCCGGAGACAACATCACTTGAGAACCGACAGCCCAAGAAGCAAACTCTTGGCTGAATGGCCCAGTCGTCGACTTAGTGATGCCAGCAGCAGCGTCCGGCGCGATAGAAAGAGTACGAGCCACCATGCCAGCAACAACTGCAACAACATCGGCAGGAATGTCAGCGGATCCATGCTCATAATTGATGACAAGTGGGAGGGTCGTCCAAAGGTCAAAGAGTGTCTGACGGCCATCCCATGTGTAATCGACAGCCCCGCCATTGATATCTGTGACAGAAACAATGTCAATGACTGGACGTTGGAGGAGGCGGACAACTCCATCTTTAGGAAATAGGCGAATTGTTGATTCGCTTACTTCAAACTTTTGTTCTGACCTGTTGACGAAAAGTGCGGAAGCATCCTCAAGCCAGGCGTTTGCTTTTGCCTCTTCAGCAGTGGTGAGTTCACGTCCAAGACGAGCCTCAACGTCTGCGATAGTTGCGAGGGCCATTCACGCGCCTTTCGTGTAGGTAAACAGTTATTAAGTTGTGTGAAAGGTGAGGGCCGACCGAAGCCGACCCCCACCAATACGGTTCGGGTTAGGCCGAAACGTACTTGTAAACGCCGGTAGGGATGGTTACCTTTGCGCCGTATACGTTCAGACCGCGAACGATGTCTGCAAACTTGCTTGGGTTGCGAAGAGACTCAACCTTGTCAATCTGCGAAACGAAAGCAGCAGCGTTTGCGTGGTAACCCACAGCAACAGCCTTAGTTGCTTCAGCGAAAGCAGGAGTCTCAATGACGTCCATGCCGAACAGGCGTGCAACCTGACCGTTGCGGAGCTCGTTTGCGCCACCAGCGAGAGCAACGTCAGACAGGCCACCAACGAGCAGGTCAGCGAAAGCAGGGTTTACTGCGACGAAACGGTCAGCAGTTGGAACCTTAGCCTTAGCCATGAGGGTGCGGATCTTCTGGAGAGCAGCCTTAGCCTCAGCGAAGGTGTCAACAGCAACAGGAGTGGACTCCTGAGCCGAAGTTGCGCCAGCGAGAAGCTGTGCAATGACGTACTCTTCAGCGTCTTCTGCGAGTGCCTTACCAGCAGAACCAACCCATGCGTCGAACGAGCCAGCAGCCTGAACTGCGTCAACATCGTCGATGTTTACAGAGAACGCACGCTCCTGGTCAATGAGGAGAGAAACCTCAGTGTCGCCGAGAGCTTCAGCGGTGATGCTACGACCAGCACCTGCGTAGTCAACGATGGTGGGGGTGGTTGCGTTGATGATGTGAACGGTGTTTCCACGACGAGCGTCGCCGGAGAACTGGGTGTTCAGGGTAGGGATGATGAGCTGGTTAGCAAAGAAAGACTGCTGAACGCCAGCAGACCAGATTTCTGGGATGAAGTTGTCGATAGCCATTAGGGCTTATCCTTTCGGGTTAGTGTTTGCCCATGATTGCGTCGAGACGTCCGTCTTTACGGGCGGCCAAGATTTCATCGTTGGACATGCTCGCCAATTCATCGCGTGAACGAATTTGTGCCGAGCCGGAAATTGTTTTGCCTCGAACGCCTTGACCCAAGTCGGGCAAAGCTGCTTCGGGGGTTTTGGTGTGCGCT